CCCTTGGGGTAAACTGTTCCGAAGAACTAAGCTATACTTTAGTGTATAACTTACCATCAAATAATACCTTGGGTATTATCTTCGGTCTTTGGTAAAGTCCTCTTACGAGGGTTGCTTTATTACTTGTTACCTATTAACATTAATAAGAATTTTAATTTTAATTCTTAAGTAATCTAATTAATAGGACCAGTCAAGTAAGATGAGTGTAATTGCTCATTCCCATTACTGGTAATGATTAAGACAGCTATAGGTAGCACCAAACTTTAAATTTTATGAGTAATTTACACATTAAAATCTTAAAAAGACTTTTAATGTTAGTATTTCCTCATAAAGAGTTAAAATTCTTTAGATCCTTTGTCTCTAATTTATTTAAATGAATTAAAGATTGAGGTTTAATCCATACTATTAAGTATTACAAGCAAATGCGTCTACATTGTACAAGGTACATATGTGGACAACCTTTGTTGAGTAATACTATGAGTATTGGATTAACTAAAGATGGATGGCCTAAAAAGCTTTTATTTCTTAAGAGTTTTGTTGATAAAGGGGTAACTAGTGATTTAAAATTTGTTTTAACAATTTTAAATTTTTCTAGATCCTGAGTTTTAAATAATTCAGATTGATCGAAAGTTATTCCCAATTACTCAAGTATAACGGATTTTCCGAAAGGAAAATACACTATACCTGGAGGTTTTATCAATAAATTTGTTAAGAAACATTCATTGAAACGAAAACCACCCGTATTTTCTAAGGATATTTTATATCTATCAACAAAAGCAGGTCCAGATGGACCAGCTACATTGACTGCATATCATAATCTATTACAATATAGTTATGAAGAAATGCAAAAGATATTTAATATCACTGATGAAAACGGGGCAGATTTCTTTTCTAAATCCTACAAATATGCATGGGAAAATAACTTAATTGCCACCAAAAGTAAAACTAATGGTGTATTAAGTTTTGTTAAAGATCCCGAAGCAAAACTGAGAATAATAGCCATAAGTGACTACTATACTCAATTATTTCTAAAACCAATCCATAACATAATTTTGTTTATGTTGAAAGGAAGTTTTAGTATTTGCGACAGAACCTTTACTCAAGATCCGATGCATAAATGGGAAGAAAATGAACATAGCTTTTGATCCTTAGACTTGTCTAGTGCAACTGATCGATTTCCTATTGATCTACAACGTAGACTATTAGTGAGAATCTTCAATGAAGAATTCGCTAGTAGTTGACAATATTTATTGTCTAATAGGAAATTTACCACACCATCAGGTGACATTGTGAAATATTCCACAGGTCAGCCAATGGGTACATACTCTTCTTGAGCGGTTTTTACTTTAACACACCACCTTCTTGTGCACTATTGTGCATACTTAGAAGGTATTGAAGATTTTAACCAATATATATTACTTGGTGATGATATTGTCATTAAAAATGATAATGTCGCACAAAGATATATAAAAGTTATTACTTCGATGGGTGTTGAAGTTTCTCTTAATAAAACTCATGTATCTAAAGATACTTATGAATTTGCTAAGAGATGAATAAAGCCTTTCTCAAAGACTGAAATTACAGGAATTCCTTTAAAAGGAATAATCAATAATTTTAAAAATCCATTAGTGGTTTTTATTATTTTATATGATTATTTCAAAATTAAAGGTAACCTGTATACTTCAAGGTATGATTTGGTTGAGTTGTTATATAGACTTTATCATAAGTTTTCTATTATTAAGAAAATAAATAATTCTAAAAGGAAAATTAATTCCAAGAAGATATTTATTACTATTAATAAAAGAAAGCTTATGATGTTCAAAGCTTTATCTTTGTCATTGGATATTGAATTTGGTTATTATACATATGATAAACTGAGAAGTTTATTCACATATTTTGTAACCAATGATGAATATCCTATACCTGGTGAAGGAGTAGCTCTTTTAGAATATAAAAGAATTCTTTCACAAGGAATGGCAAAGATTGTTGGAAATATTAATAATAAAATTATTAACAACCCATCTTTACTTTTAAGTAAATTTGAAATTGTCAATAAAAATTTATTATCTGATAATCCTGTTTTCATATCCATTTATAATACCATTAAACGATCTTGATTAATCGTTCAAAACTGGGATTTAAGTGATGACATTACATTACATAATGCATCAAAAGAAATCACAGATCTCGATATTGAAGCAATTTTCAATAAAGACCGAAACAAAATCCGGCATTTAATGACTATTGGTTCTATAATACGAGGTGGTTTTAAGATTCTTAATAACACTACTGAAATATACTACGGTAGTTCAACTACTGAAAGTACTTTCACTGCTCCTAATGATTTAGTTAAGTTGTTACAACTTAACTTTAACAATAGTTTGCTTGATAGTGTTATGAAAAATGAATGGATTGATCCAGAAGCAACTGATATGCTGGGACGTAATGTCGCAGATTATATCAAGGCTTGGGAAAATCTTAAGCTTTAGAAAGTCCTGACTCTTTATGTTATTACTAAC